GGCCTGCAAATTGTGTTATTTTTGTTTCGTCTATGTGCACTTCTAGCCTAGGTTTCTTCGTTTTGCTATTTATTTGCAAACTGCCAAACCTTTTTAGAAAATATGTATATTCGTCAAACATGTTGTCAAAGTCAAAACAGATAGTAAAACTGGTAGCTGTTTGATTACCTGCCAAGAACTCATGAAGATAGTCTGTAATTTCGAATACGCAATTTTCGTCCCCTTTAGAAAAGTTGTTTATGGTTTCAATATTCTTGTAAAAACCACTAACACAATCTGCTTCAGATATTATTTTTTCTATAGACCAAGATGTTGTTTCATCAATCTTGGAAAAATTTGGTTCGCCTACGTCAGAAAAGTTATAAATATCTGAACCAATTCCTTCATTAAAATCGTTATTTAGCACACTCATCTTTAAGCTAAAATTTTTAGGCCTCGAACTTGCGAATCCCACATCAAACAACTTTATAAATGCTCTGTAATTTGCTTTCAAACTAAATACAGAATTAGCTAAATTTCCGCTTTGAACGAATTTATCTTTAAAATCGTTTAGATCAAAATTCAATAAAATAGATGAACTCTGAATCCTTACAAAGTTTGTTATTGTAAAGTTTGCGTCAGCGTCCATTGTTATTTCTGTTTCACCTTCTTCACCTTTAACACTTTGTTCTAATAAAGCTCTCTTGCTATCAAGTTTTCGTGCTGTAATGTTTAATGTCAAGGTTTTGGGTAATGCATGTGATCCGCCATTTATTTTTTGATCCATTACATTCACGTTATTAATTGAATCTATAACTTTTTGAAGTTGATTTACGCCGGGAGAAGTACTATCAACTCCTATGATAACATTTCCACTTGCATTAACTCTACCATCACTATATTGTGAGCTACTATCAATTTCAAAGGTGACTGAGTTGTTACTTCCGTCTTTAAGTGTAAATGTTTTTTGATTAATTAGATCTAAAAGTGGGTTTACTATTGTTAAAGAAGATCTAGCCTTAACGTTCTTATTTTCTTTTGATATTTTAAATAGGTCAAGTGTTGATGCTTTACCAACGTTAGAATAAGTTGCATCTGTTAATCCTAAGTTTAAGTTTGTAATATATGTATCTTTATTAACCAATGATGAAACTATCATTCTTTCTCCTTTTTAAATTAACCGCTAACAATTTCTATATCATAAGAGGGGTACTTTAATTCAAAAATGCCACCTTTAGGAGGATAAACTATGCCATCAATATATTTTTCTCTAGATGAAAATCTGGAACTGTTGTATTGTAAGTTCAATATCGATTGTTGTGATGTAATATCTGTGTTGTTTTTAGACCTTACGATTGTCTTGTAATTAGATATAATTGTAGAAACCCCATTTACTGAAAGTGCTAACGATATAATGTCATTAATGTTAATTCCTTCACCTATCTGTAGTGTATCAAATCTCATGTTTTGATAAATGCTAGATATCGCTTTGTTTATAACTGTGTTTGTGTCATAGCTTTGAGCTACTTTTATCTTTAAAAACAAAGAAAAGTTATAAATAGGTGCATCAATAATATTTAAGCTGTCGCCTATAAGTCTGTATTCATTTAAATATTTAGACAGGTTTATTTTTATGGCATCGTTAGCATAAATGTAATGATCATCATCGTTTTTGCAAATGATAAACAAGTCTTTTGCTGACTTTGTATAAGGATTCTTTATAACAGCAGCTTTATGTATTTTACCAAAGTCTGTTGGCATTGTATATATTCTTGCCAATAAGTCTTCATGTGTAACAATTCTAGACTGCTGCTTTAATACAACAGGAATTTGTTCTCTTAACTCTTCTAAATCTAGACTATTACTACCACCAACAGCTTCATCCTCATTATTTACTCCAATTGTTGAATTAATAAGCCTAACATTTTGATCAACAGAAATATCTCCAATATTAGGGTATACTATGTTCAATTCTATTATTTCGTTAATCGTATTAGCGTTGACATTATGTGAAGTGCCGCCTCCATACTTATATACAATACTAAGAGTTTTCCCTGAAGGCGAAACGCCTAAACTATCACTGTTTAGTAGCTTTTTTGGGTCTAATGATTTTTTAGCAAAATAATTTTTACCTAACAACGGTAACGAAAGATAATCTTCAGGATTAGTTAAAATACCGTCTTCTATTGTTTTACCCTCTCCATTTCCAAATCTTACTGTTGTTAATCCCGAATCAAAATTTCTTTCTGTTACATATCTAAATGGCGCAGGTTTAATTTCAAAAAATGCATTTTCGCTATTTTCTATTTTTTCATAGACTGTGTCTTGAGAAAGGTATTCAACTTCTTTATAATCATTGTAGTCATCATCAGTTATCTTCAATAATTTAGTTATGTTCTGATTTGATAAAGTATAACTGATGAAATTACCAGCATCCCCAGAATTAAAAGTTACGCTTTCTTGAATCTCATCTCCAGATACACAAATACCTTTTTTTACAATAATAACAGAAAGTGGCTTTCCATTCTGATCAGTTTCTCCTATTGTAATATTATCATAACCTTTATTAAAGTCTAAATCTTCCTCTAATATAAAATTTATACCTTCTAATGATGATAATTTTGTGCCTGATTTTATAATAGGCAAATACATACTTTTAGGAATCAAAACGTCAGACAAAGAAGTAACTTCAGCTTGAACCTCTATATAGAAATCTACATATGCGCTAGCAGGGGATGCGTACCCTGAAGTTACTCCTGCTTTTCTTAGATGACTTATTAGATTATAATCGCTAGAAGATGTCTCATAATCAAGTTCATTGAATTGTTGTTCCATATAGAAGCTTAAAGACTCACCTACAATAGCAGCAAAGTCCAAAAACATACCACCCAGTGATGCTTCAGAAAAGTCTTGTATTTGATTGCTAAAGTTGCTTTTTGCGTAATCCAATAACTCGTTTCTAAATCCGTTAAAATCTTTTTTAATAACTTTATTTTTATTTCTATAATTTTTTAACTTATTATGAAATCTAGGGTTAGACATTATTTATTACCTCGAGAATTGTAGTTTTAATAAAACTTCGTTTTTTTTGTTTTTGTATGAATACTTTATAGATATTTCAATATAAGGTGAATTTATTTCTGTAGCATTAACTATTTTTGAAGTATAGTCTTCTAAGTCTATAAAAGGCATATAAACGGAAACAGCATTTTTAACTTCTTCCATCGCTAATTCATCAACATTTTCTTTGTTACTTGAATGATATAGTTCTATCAAGTCAGTTCCAAAATTAGGGCGCCCTAAATATTCACCTTTTTTAGTTAAAATTAAATTTTTTAAATTTACCTTAATTTGATCATTTTCGTCATACGTCATTGAAAACAAAGTTTCACTAGGTTTTTGACTACTCCTTAACGGCAAAACAATGCCTATTGGACTAGATATCTCAGCTTCAATGACATCTTGACGACTAATACGCTTTTTTATATCATTTATATTCTTTCCCGTGTTTTTAAAAACATACTGAGACATTTAAAACCTTCATAAATCTTTAATAATAATTATCAAACAACAAAGAATTTCATGAAGTTTTAACAAATTTACTTAATTGTTTATCAAGATTATTGACAATATTTTCAAGCTTCTTGATGTATAACTCTGTGCTGTCATTGTTTTTATTTGTCAAAATCTTTTCTTTTATAAACGTTTCATTACTACTATTTGTATTTTTTAAGCTTTCGTTATCCATCATCGGTTGTGCAATACCCCCCAATAAATTTGAAAATATTGCGGCTACAGGTGCAAGCGGCGCCGGTAGCATTGAGCCGCTAATTGATAATTCTTGTAAAGCTTGTAATGTTTGATCTAATACAACATGTGAAGTTGTATCTGCTTCGTTCATTGACATTAATATCTGCTTAAGCAAAACAAATACTGTTTTCTGGACTGTTACAATTTCTTCTAAAAATTGATTTAATTGTTCACCTAATACTACACTTTGCGAAGTATCAGAATTACCTAAATACACTAGCGCTGACTTACCATTTTTTTTATTTCTTAATCTATCATAAGATCCAATTAATATTTTATGACCATCAATTAATATATTGCCAGAACTATTTAAAGCGATCTGTGACGACAAGTTGTCATCACTGTTGCTTTGTATTAGTCTTATATTGTTGTAATCTTCGTTACCCCCATGTTTAGTATAGTGTGTACAAAAAATAATACTATCAGCAACTCCTGAGAGTGAAGAGCCGCCTGAGTATATGTCAACAATGTTAGAAGATTCTATGTCTGGATAATTTTTAGGAACTGTATGTACTATAAATTTATTGTTATCAAGCAAGCTGCCTTGAGTATTGTTTTCGTAAACAAAGTCTTGTATATCTTGAATATTTAGTTTATTATATTTATTTATTTCTAAATTTCTCAAGTTATATTCTGATATAGAGAATGATGCAGCATCTCTATCATATCTGTATTTAGATGTCAAGTAGTTGTTTTCGTATTTGTTTAAGTTTAAGCTTGAAGCTAATCCTTCATTAACAAAAGACATGTTCGACTTAATTGTTTCATAATGAATTCCATTATGTATCTGTAATCCTGCAATATCTGACTCAAATTTAAGCAGTTCTGTTTTTTTGTTTAATGCATTGTTGTTACTATCTTGTAATGATAGGCTGACATATTCTACGTTTTTCTTAGAGTATTCTCCATATCCTGCTACAAGTTCTATAGAACCGTATCTTGTATCTTTAGAATAATTGTCAACTTCACTTGTTAAACTCACTAAGGTATTATATGTACCACGAACTGCAACATCTTCTGGATTTTTAATAAACATTGAAGTAGGTTTTAAAGAATAAGAGTTTATTTTATCCTTAAAGTATATATTTGAGTTAGAAACAAATTTAGATTCTTCAGCGCGTATGTTAAAATCATGAGAATAAACTGCATGCTTTCTTATGTTTTCTTGCTTGATATTTTTCATCTTATCATAAACGTTGTTTTTTGTTATGTTTGATTCTGCGAATGACTTTCTAGAAGATTTAAATATATTTTCTTCTCTAGAATCGTAACAGTAACTAACATCCTCGGACGTAAAATAGCTATGAGCTCTACCTAAATAAAATCCATTTATGCTATAGAAATTACTTTCACCTTTTGAAATATTGTTTTCTTGAAGCCATATTGTTTCTCCTACTTTTACTGCTAGTCCGAGGTGTGAAGAAACAAACGGGATTGATATTATGAATACAGCAGACTCATTACTATTAAAGCTAGAATTACTCTTTACAGCAAAAACGCACTCTGGCGGCAATTTGTTTAAAAAATTAATATATTCTCTATTGGAAAATATGCTTGGGTTACTATTGAAAAATCTATTTTTTATCCCAGCAGAGCTTAAATCTTCGTCTATCTTTGCTGCATTTCCTACATTGTTTCCTATAATATATAAAGCTCTTGCTTGTATAAACATAATTTATCCGTTTATTTGACTAAATATATCGTCTGAAGAAATTGACTCGGACTTTTCTTCTTCTTTTGCAATTAGCTCAGCTAATTTTAAAATTTGATCATTAGACTTACTCATTCTTTCAATATACTTAGACATAATAGCACCTATGTTCATATGCTCGTTAACGCCACCTTGCATTGAAATATATGCGTCGTTAAATAAAAGTTTAGCCTTTTCTCTGTCTTCAATAGAGTTTTCATATACTTCTTTCCATAACATCTTTTTTTTGTTTTCCAAAGTATCTATAGATTCAAGTATATCAGAAAAATTCTTAATTTGATTTTCTTTTTTCTCGTTTTTACTTATTTTTTTTGATATTTCATCGACGTTTTCTATCATTGATCACACCTCAAAACCAGTCAAACATTTTATCTGGTCCAGCAATTTTTTTATAATGTTTTCTAATACTTGACAAAGAAGAACTTAACTCTGAACTGTTTAAGCCAGATATCTCTCTTAAGTAAACAAAAATGGCACGCTTATTTAAGTAATCCAAGCTATCAATATTATTGTATATATGATGTATTGCGTCAATACACCTTATGTCTTTCTCGTCTTTAAGTAGAGTTTTTATATATTCTATCATTTCTCTTATAATGACGAATTTTTCATCCTTGACGAATATATTTTCATGTGAGTAGTCAATATCAATTTCTGCCAAACACCTTTTTTCGTCACTAGAAAAATCTTCTAATGAATCCATAGATACACTTCTTTTAGCGTTTTTCAAAAGTCTTCTAGAATTAATAGTTAACCAGTTTTTTGCTACAACATTGAAATAAGAAAATGCTTTTGTTCCATTTTCTGGATTCCACTTGTGTAATGTTTCAAATAAAAAAGAAACACAGTCAGACTTTAAATGAAGAATACTTTCATTTGCTGACTTGTATTTATATACTGAAACTAAGTTGTGAACAAGCTCTGTAAGCGCTGGATGTATATACAAACTATAAATCTCATCCTTTTTTCTTTTAAGCTTCTCATTCTGGTATTTAACAATCATCTCTTGAGTCTGTTTAGTAAAATAATAATTTTTTTTGCTTTTTTGTTTTTTATCCTTACTTTTCAAACTCTTCATCCTTTTCTTCTTCTGTACGTAAATCATTCATGCTAAGTTTGTTTGCAATATAGATAATTGATAGTTTTATTTGATCAAGTTCATTAATCATCCTTTTAATTTCTGGACTGTCAGAAAAAACAGGAATCTCTAGGATTCTAACAACGTTATTGTACTTTTCATCAATTACATCTAAACATTCCTCAATAATTTCTTGAATTTTTATAATTGTAATTCCAAATTTTATACAAAAGTATAACAATATAAAATTTATTAAAATAGAGAAGATTAAAATGTAAAGCATATTTAAAAATTACTTTCAAAGACTTTTTTATAATCTTCTATTATAGACAACATGTTATAGTTTTGTTTAATAATACTTTTTAGTCTATTAGAATTTTCTATATATATGTCTTCATTTTTAAAAAAATCCCGCAAACATTTTTTCATACTATCTTCTCTAAAGTTTGACCATAAAGGTGACGTGTCTTCATCAAAAAAATTAGAGTATTCTTTTGAAACTATCTTCATATCATACTCTATTTTTAAAAAATCATTTCCTAAAAACTCCTTATACGCTGAAAAGTTTGGTGCAATTATAGGCATTCCACAAGAAGCAGCTTCTATAAATGGCAAGCCCCACCCCTCAGCACTTGTACCAGATAACATGCAACTTATTTTTTTGTGTTCATATAAACTTTTGAGTTCTTTGACGTCTAAAGATCCAAAAACAATAGCAACTTTTTTCAAAACGTCGTCAGGAAGTAATTCTTTTAGTACATCTTTAATTTTATTGAAAGAAGAGACGCTATAACTTCCTAGATTTACTTTTAATATAATTCCTATATCCTTGTCTTTTACAAATTCAGCTGCAACAGACACAGTTTTTAGTATATTTTTTCTATCACATTCATAACTATTAATGCTACAAATTTGTCCAATAATAAGAATGTTTTTGTCATACTTTAAGTCGATTAAGTACTCTTCGTTACTAATATCTTTATCAAATTCGTCATAATACCACTCGTTTACAACTGACATGTTTGTTATTATTTTTTTGTTACAATTTATTGAAGTCGTAATAAATGCATTTCTAGAAAATTCTGAGGGCACTATTACATGATCCATATTATTACAGGAATCAATCCAAGATGATTTGACAATATTAGCTTCAAAACCTGCTGTTATACCTATATTTTTATCTGCTATTGTTTGCCATTCGCTAGGCAACATGACTTGATATGAAGTGTCATACTTTAATCCCTTTTTCGATTTGTGACAATACTTTACAATAGAAGCAATTATCCCATTGTCGAAATTATCGTCTAATATCCAAGAAGTATTTCCCCACATAGTAGACTGAACATATAAGTCTATATCATTTATTGTTCTAAGCGCTTTAAAAACTTGTCTAGAATGTACACCATACCCAGAGTTTGTTAAAATTGGTCCTTTTAATAAAACTTTTTTCATTTTATATATGCAACCTTTGCTTTACTTTGTCTATGTTTAAAGTCGTTTATTGTTTTTGATAAAGAAATATCCCACATTTTAATTGTGCTTTCGTATGAAAAAGCAACGCTTGAATACACTTCAACTTTCTTACTAATAGCTTTGTATTGTAACGGTGTTAAGTTATATAATTTAAAAATAGCAGAAGCAACCTTTTCACAGCTAACAAAATCCTTGAATATATAAGGAACAGCCTGAGTCCCTGATAGTGATTTGACTTCTGGCTCTAACGCTACACCATTTTCTGTGTTGTCTCTAAAATCAACTACTTGTCTATATAGACCGCCCGTTTTTGTTGCTATAATTGGATTTCCTACCATCATAGACTCTAGCGTTGAAAGTCCAAATCCTTCATTATAACTCATGTTTAAACAAACATCAGATATATTGTGAATTATATTAATAAACTTTTCTTCTAATATGTCAACTGAAAATGCAATTGTATCTAATATATTTAAACTTTTTGCTATTTCAATTAGATTTTGTCCCGAATTGTCTTCTGGGTTCGTATGCATCAATAACGTAACTTTTTTCTTTTTTTCTTTACTTAACTTTTTCAAAAACAATGACCAAGAATATAAAACGTCACCGGGTCTTTTTCTATAACAATTCCTGTTAATCCAGAGACAAACAAAATTGTCTTTTCTTTCTTTACCTAAAATTCTTTCTTTCTCTTTTTCCTTTGTACTGTTATCTAATCTAAAAAACTGTGTTTTAGAAAATGAGTGGGGTATAAAGTTTGTTTTGTCAGGAAAATTTTCGCTACACATTCTATAAGTCAAGTAAGAATGACAGTTAATAATATCTACAGATTCATACATCCAGTCATTGAATC